ATCAAATATAATTCAACTTTCGACAAAGTTCTTGTTAATCCAATTGGATTTAATTCAACTGGTATTAATACCACTACAAATAAAATCAATATACCTTTACATGGACTGAAAACTGGAGAAAAAGTTTTCTATGATTCTTCAGATCTAGTTGCCTCTGGATTAGAAACTGGTGGATATTATGTTTACAGAGTGAATGATGATAATATTCACTTGTGCGACACATATAGTGATGCAATATCTTCACCTCCAAGAGTTGTTAGCATTGCATCCACTGGAGGTTCTGGACAAGAATTAAGTTTGATTAATCCACAGTTAGAAGTTGTTAAAAATAATGATATTGTCTTTGATCTTTCAGATACTTCTCTTGTAGGATATGATTTAAAATTCTTCTTTGATTCTTCATTCAAAAATGAATTTGTATCTATTGGACAAACAACTGTATTTTCAGTTTCTGGTGTAGGAACTATTGGCGTATCTTCAACTGCAAGCGTTACTGTTGGATTTAATACCAGTATTCCAAACAAGTTATATTATAACTTAGAAAAATCAGGATCTACAATAAGTGTTGATACTGATGTTCAAAATAATTCAGAAATTTTGTATAGAGAGAGTGAGTATCAAGGAACATATAATATTTTTGGGGTTGGATCAACAACATTTAACATTTCCCTAAAAGAAATTCCAGAAAAATATTCTTACACTCCTTCAGAATGTGATGTTTTACGATATCACACCACATCTAGAACTGCAGATGGCGGTATTGAAAATGTAGAATTAATTTCTGGTGGTATTGGATATAAAATGTTACCCAATGTTTCTGGGGTATCTACTTTAAGTTCTGGAACAAATGCTGTTATAAAAACAAATTCTAGAAATATTGGAAAAATTGAAGAATTGAGAATTGCTAATGAAGGATTTGAATATGCTTCAGATAAAACTCTGAAACCAGAGGCAGATGTTCCTAGACTTATTAGATTGCAAAAATCTGATAAAATCACTCAAGTAAGTGTTTTATATGGTGGTAAAAACTATCTCTCTAGACCAACTTTATCACTTGTAAATGATACAAACAGGCAAAAAGTTTCTAGTGGTTTATTAGAAGCAAAATTAAGAGGCACTGCTCTTGTTAGTGTTGATGTTATTGAGGAACCAAAAGGTTTAGAAGCAGTTCAGCACACTGTATTTACGGAAAATAATAGCAATGGTGTAAGTATAGAAAGGATTTTAAGCTATACTAATGGAATTGTTGAGTGTGAGATTACAACTCCAGCGATTAATGGATTTGTAGTAGCACCTTTTGAAGAGGGAGATTATGTTTTCGTTGAGGGAATCCAAAAACAATCAACTACTGATGAATTGGGTGTAGTAACTTCACCAGGAACAGGATTTAACTCAGCAGATAATGGATACAGATTCTTTAGAGTAACTGATTATGTAAATTCAAATCCAGCGATTATAAAATTTGATGTTGGCGAATATACCGATAATGCTGGTACTGCAGTTTCACCTCCTACCACATTTACGAGCATCGTAAATAGAAAGAATTATCCTACTTTTAGTATTAACAAAATACCTAGTATATTCTTCATTGGTGAAAAAATATTAGTAAACAATCAAGATACTGATCTTGTTGTAGAGACAGCAAACAGAAATTATATAACAGTCACTGGTGAATATGAATTGGAGTATGAAGACTTACTGAGTGGATTTAAATCTGGTAATCTTGCTAGAGTTGAAGAAGATGTAATTCTAAAAGGAAGTTATACTACAAATTATTCTAAGAGTAGAAAATATGGATGGAAAGATGATATTGGAAAATTAAATAATAGTTATCAGGTTTTACCTGATAATGATTATTATCAAAATCTATCATACTCAATTAAAACAGTTGGTGAGAGATATAAGGATAATAAAATTGTAGGTTTTGATAGATCAAAAGATTCTGTAAATCGTTTGGTTCATCCTACTGGATTTAAAAATTTCGTTGATGTTGGAATAACATCTTCATCATCTATTGGTATTGGATCCGATCAATTCTTAAGTCAAGTTTTAGACTTTATTAACGAAGAAAGAGTCGATACTTTCACCAATTTCGATCTTGCACTGGATTACTTACCAACCACAAATTCATCTGACGCTATTATATTACAAAATAAAAAACTTGCAGACTTTATTCAGTGCATTTCAAATAGAGTTCTCCAAATTGATGATATTAGTAATAAATTCTCAAGCGCAGAATTTAATAGAGATACATTCATCGATGCTTTTGAGTATTCCGTAACGGATCAGTTCTCCAAGTTCTTGGTACAGATTGTCGATGAAGGAGAATCGAATATTCAAACAAGTGAACTTGTAATTTTAAATAATTATGATAATACTTACACCCTGAACAAAGCAGATTTGTATACTGGGGAAGAATCTTTAGGTACATTATCTGGAACTTTTGCGGAGAATGGAAATGCCGCGATGAGATTCTCTCCAACAGATCCATTAATTTCTAGTTACAACTTGAAAATTTATAGAGATTATTTCTCATTGAGTCCAACAAATATTGGTGTAGGATTTACTGATATTGGATTTATTAGATTAACTGCTAGAACTGAAGATTTCTCAACTTCTGGAATTACTACAGATATATTCAAAGCACAGTTATCTTCAATTGATACAATTTATTCAAATGTCTTTGTTAGAGATGAAGATACTTTGGAAATGAATTATTTTGAAGTTTTAGCATATCATGATGGTGATAATGGATATATCAGTGAATATTATTTTAATACTCAAAACAATATCAGTGGATCATCTTTTGGATTTATCGGAACATTTGGAGTTAGTGTTGATAGTGGAGTTTTCAAACTTAATTTCACTAATAATACAAATAATGAAGTTACTGTAAAGGCTAAAACAGTTGGATTTGGTTCTACTTCCTCTGGAATTGGAACTTATAGATATTTGGTTCCAGATCAAGATGCTGGATCTGAAAGAAGTGCTAGATTAGAGTCTTCATTCCAAACATCAACTGGAATTACGACAATCAATACTTATGATATTGGTGTTGAAGGAACTCTAAAATCAATGGTTAGAGTTGGTGTAGGAACAACAGTTGCATTACATCAATTCCTTGTTGTATCTGATAGTGGAAGAGCAAACATTCAAGCATATCCATATCTTTCTGTTGGTTCTGCTTCTACCAGTGGAATAGGAACATTTGGTGCCGAGGTAGATGGATCTCAAGTAAAAGTTAAATTCTATCCAGACTCGGAGTTCTCTTCTGATAGCATTTTAATTCAAAAATATGAGCAATTTGTATATTTTGATAGTGATGAGTTTAACACTCCAGATGATTTTACATATGGAGTTGGTATTGAAGAAATTAACACCGCATTCTATGGTGCTCTGAATAATTTTGGTAAGGATAGACTTGAGTTTGATCTTAACTATGAGGGAACACCAATTTTTGAAAAGACATTTAATCCAAATAGTGCTTCTGTTTTGGACAAATCAACAGGAATTTTTACAATTCCAAATCATTTCTTCCAAACTGGTGAAGAATTAATCTATACACCATATTCAAGTTTGGCTGGAGTTACTGCTTCTGCAGTGGGTATTGGATCTACTTTAGTTGGAGGAAGAAATTTTGTTGGTGACTTTATTGTAGGATTCTCAACCATAACTGGTGTAGCATCCACAACTGGAATTAATGTTGGTGATATAATTCTTGGACCATCAGTTTCTGCAGGAACAACTGTAGTTTCTGTAGGATCTACTTTCGCATATTTTGTTGGTAATGTTGTGTCTGGTGGATCATCAATAATTACAGGTATTGCAAACACGTCTATCCTAACCGTAGGATCTGGTATTTTCTCTGGAAATAATACTGGAATTGGTACAATTGTTTCTATTGGTATTAACTCAATAACTTCCACAGAGGTTGTTGATGAAGGAACTGGAACGATTTTCTATTCCGAGCAACTAAAAACATCTGTAGAATTGTCTCAAGTATCCACTGGAACGACATCAAGAACAAACTTTATCACTGGAATTACTACTGATATTGCTCCATCTACAGTATATGCTATCAGAGTAGATAATGATACATTCAAATTAACTGGCATAAGTGGTGGAAATGGTATAGGATTTACATTTACATCGTCTGGATCTGGTAATCTTCATAAACTTGAAATGAAGAAAAAACTTGAAAAGAGTCTGATTACTGTAAATGGTGTTAATCAATACCCTATTATTTGGACTCCTATTAATCATACCTTAGAATATAATTATGGATCAATTGGTGCAGGAACAACATTCTTAGCACTTTCAGGCATTGCTTCAGTAGCACCTAGAGATTTAATTAGACTTGATGATGAATATTTGAGAGTAATTAATGTGGGTCTGGGAACCACAAACACTGGTCCTGTTACTGGTGTTGGAACAATTCCAATTGTTGAGGTTAATAGAGGATTTGTTGGATCTTCTGCAACAACTCACAATGATGGTATTGAAGCAAGAATTTATAGGGGTGCATATAATATTGTTGGAAATAAAATTCATTTTACAGAAGCACCAGATGGTAAAGGAAATAATGATCGTTTAGATCCAAGTGGACTTCCTCTACCAAAATCTACTTTTAACGGTAGAGTATTCTTACGTAGAGATTACGAATTTAATAAGTTGTATGATGATCTTTCAGATCAGTTTACTGGTATTGGAAGAACATTCAACTTAACAATTGAAGGACAAAATACATCTGGCGTTGAACCTGGAAGTGGATTAGTCTTCATCAACGATGTTTTCCAGACTCCTGATACTGAAAACAACGCCGGAAATAATTACACACTAGAATCTGATGCAAATGCTGGTCTTACTACAGTAACATTTACATCAGTAACTAGACCAAATAGTGATAATGTAATTGTTGTTGATTCCGATGTTAACCAAAACCAAGTTCCTCGTGGAGGTATTATTATCTCTCTCGGATCTACTGGAGGTCTTGGATATGCTCCATTAGTTGGTGCAAGAGTTATCACAAGAATTGGTGCTGGTGGATCGATCACAGAAATTGTTGGTATAGCAACCACTGGATCTTCGTATTCAATTAGCACATCATCATACAATAATCTAACTGGTGTTTTAGAGATAACCACCTCTACTGATCACGGATTTACTGGATCTGGTAATAGAGTTTTCTTAGAGGGTCTTGAGTTTAGCTGCCCTGGTGGTTCTGGAATAACATCTACTATTTTCCCATATCCAGGATCAAGTCCATACGGATTTGTTTTCCCAGTTACTGGAATTATTTCTGCTACAACTTTTACCGCACAGGTTGGAACTAGCACAATTACTCACACATATGTTGGTCAAGGAACGGCATATTCTTATTATGGTGATTTAACATTCGGTTCTGGATACTATGGAGGTCTTGTCGGTGTTGGAATTAGTGATACTACAGGATCTGGTGCAACAATTACTGCAGCAGTAGGTGCTGGAGGATCCCTAGCGTTTACTATTGTTGATGGTGGTAGTGGATATACAAATCCATCAATTAGAGTTGATGATCCATCATACGAAAATCTTTCAATTGTAGGTGTTTCTAGACTATCGATAGGAAATACTACTGATGCTGGTATTGGTCTATCAATAACAGCAAATGTTGCACAATCTTCAATTGTTGGTGTCGGAACAAGTCTCTTTGAGGTAAAAACTACAACAATAACCAAACCTGGATATGCATTTAGAAGAGGTGATAAATTCAAATTAGTTGGTCTTGTTACTGATGCTAGATTGTCTGAACCAACTGAAGAATTAGTCTTTACCGTTGAAGATGTATTTACAGATTCATTTGCATCATGGCAACTTGGTGAATTAGATTATATTGATAGTATAAAAAATCTTCAGAATGGTTCTAGAACAAGATTCCCACTCTTTAGAAATAATGAATTATTGAGTTTTGAAAAAGATAGAACTAATCCAGAATCAGATTTGATTGACTTCAATGCAGTTCTACTCATCTTTATCAATGGTGTAATGCAAGAACCTAATATTTCATATACATTTGAAGGTGGAACGACCTTTAGGTTTAAAGAAGCACCAAAAGCAGAGGATAATGTAGCAATCTTCTTCTATAGAGGAACTAGAAATGTTGATAGTTTTACAGTTAATGTAAATGAAACTGTAAAACCAGGCGACACTTTAAGACTTGATAAAAATAACCAAATACCAAATACGTTTGAACAAACAGACCGTACAGTTTCACTGATTCAAAGTGCAGACGTTGTTGAAACTGGTATTTACATTGGAGATGGAATTGATGAAAACAACTTTAGACCAATTCACTGGTCTAAACAAAAGAGAGATTTGATTGTAAAAGAAGATTACCAATTTAAATCTAGAGATTCTCTAGAACCATTTGTTATCCCAAATGCTAGGGTTATAAAAGATATTTCAACAACTGATGAAGAAATATTCTTGGAAAGTGCTCAACTATTCAAGTATGAGGAAAATGATCCTAACACTGATACAGTTATTCGCAGTTTTGAAGGTCTTTTAATTGAGTCTGATGCAGACCCAGTTTCTGCTGGATTCAGTGCTAGTGTTAGTGGATTCTCTACAGTTTCTTCAATTGGAATTCTTACTGGTGGTAGTGGATATACACCAGGATCAACTATCACATTGAAAATTGGTGGTCCTGTAGGAGTTGGTAGCACTGCAACTGCAACGGCAACTGTTTCTGCTGCAGGAACTGTTTCATCAGTTAGTATAACAAATCCTGGAAGTGGATATACTTACACAAATCCACCTTCAGTATTAGCAGCATCTATTCCATCATTTACCAGAGAATTAATTCCTCAAATTAGATTCGTTGAAGGATTTAGTGGTATTGTTACTGGAATAACAACTTCTGCTGGAACAGGATCTAATCCTCTAGCAATTAATTTCCAGGTACTGTATGATTCAAATTCTGATATTGATTCTTTACTTCAAGGATATTATATTCATATATCACAAACAAACATTGGTTCTGGAGTAACATCGATTAATACATCAGATAGTGACGTTGTTGGTATTGGAACTACATTTGTTGATAATATTTACATTATTAATGATATTTCTAGGAACAACCTAGTTGGAGTTCTCACATGCAATATCTTATCAACTACAGACGTTTCTGGTATCGAAACATCTAGCGATTTTTCTGGAAGATTCTCTTGGGGAAGACTATCAGGAATTCAAAGATCTACTAGCCCAGTTTCTGTTGCTGTTAGTGGTTATACTGTAAATAGTGGTCTAACTACATTCCCACAAATATTAAGAAGAGGATATGGTTTGAGAGACACTGGTGGTCTCAGTAAGGAATTAGGTTAACTTCTAAGTATAAATATAGAAAAAAGCTAATAATATGTCTGCAATTGTCACAGATCAATTTAGAATTCTGAATGCGAATAACTTTGTTGACTCTGTTCAGGACACTAATAACTCTTATTACGTTTTTCTGAGTCTGCCTAATCCAGATGCAGTTGGGTTTGGTAGATCTACGACTTGGGATACAAATGTCCCAAGTCCGTCTGATGATTTAAATTATCTTAATCATGTAAAGGATACTATTATCTTTGGTAGAAGAATAACAGCAAATAATGTAAGAAGGCTCATAAGGAGAGTTAATTGGACTCAAGGAACAATTTATGAGATGTATAGACATGATTATAATATCTATAATCAGTCTCCACAAACTAGTTCAACTAGATTATATGATGCAAACTACTATGTAATCAATAGTGATTTTAGAGTTTATGTCTGTATTGATAATGGATCCAATGCAGCAAAACCTGGCGGAAACTTCTCTCAGGATGAACCAACATTTATTGATTTAGAACCATCAAGAGCTGGAGAAAGCGGTGATGGATATGTTTGGAAATACTTATTCACAGTTTCTCCGAGTGATATTATTAAATTTGATTCCATTGAATACATTCCAGTTCCAAATGACTGGGATACTTCAACTGACGCTCAAATACAAGCAGTTCGTGAAAACGGCGATTCTACAGTAAATAATAATCAAATAAAAAAAGTATACGTAGATAATCAGGGTGCTGGATATAATAGCACTAGTGCCGAACTTGATATTATTGGTGATGGTACTGGAGGTAAAGTTATTGTAAATGTTAGTGGAGGAAAAATTTTAGAAACTACAGTATCTTCTGGCGGAAAAAACTATACTTACGGAAGAGTTGATCTCTCATCTATTAATTCTGGCGCAACAACATTCGCTAAATTGATTCCAATTATTCCTCCTTCAAGAGGACATGGATTTGATATTTACAGTGAATTAGGAACTGATAAAGTTTTAATATATTCCAGATTTGATGATTCAACAAGAGATTTTCCTTTAGATACTAAATTTTCTCAAATAGGTATTATAAAAAATCCAACACAAATTGGATCTGCATCATCTATCTTTGCAGATAGTCAATTTTCCAATTTATATGCCTTGAAACTTCTCTCAGTATCAAATCCCGACGATGCTGTTCCTGGTACTAAAATTTTCCAATCAGTAAGTGGAGTAGGAACTGCGGTCGGATATATTGCATCTTATGATGATGAAACTAGAGTTCTGAAATATTTTTCTGATAGATCATTATTCTTTAATCCCACATCATATGATCAAAAGGATTCATTTAACATCGTTAATGAAACCACATCAGTAAGTTTTACCGCCTCTGGTGGAACAGTCAATTCTACAAGCAATTTTAGTTGCACAATTGATCCAAACTTCAGCGGTATTACAACAGCAGTAACAGCAACAAAGATAGTTAATTTAGCGACTCAATTCACAAATGGGGTTGCTTCACCAGAGATAAATAAAAACAGCGGAACCATTCTATATCTAGATAACAGACCAGTGGTTACGAGAAATCCAAGACAAAAAGAAGACATTAAAGTTATACTGGAATTCTAAAGATGTCACAAAAAACAGATTTAAATGTATCACCTTACTTTGACGATTTTGATCCCGCTAAAAATTTTTATCGGGTCTTATTTAAGCCAGGATTTCCAGTCCAGTCTAGAGAATTAACCACTTTACAGTCAATACTGCAAGGTCAAATAGAATCTTTTGGATCTCACTTTTTTAAAGAAGGATCTGTAGTTATTCCAGGAAATGTTATATATGATCCTGAGTATTATGCTGTAAAAATAAATGATTTACATTTAGGATTAGATGTTGGTGTATATTTAAAAGATTTAATCGGTAAAAAAATTAAGGGTCAGACATCTCAAGTTACTGCTATTGTTAAAAATGTTGTAACAAAAGAGGAGTCTGTAGATGATTCATATACACTTTTTGTAAAGTATCTAACATCAGACGTTAATAATACACCAAATCCATTTTCCAGTGGAGAAACTTTAATTTCATTGAGTACTTTTGTTTATGGTAACACAACCGTAAATTCTGGACAAACAATTGCATCTCTACTAACAAATAATGCGACTTCTGTAGGTTCTGCAGTATCTATTTCTGAAGGTGTATATTTTATTAGGGGTTCTTTTGTAACTGTAAGTGATAGTACATTAATATTAGACCAATATTCAAATACGCCATCTTATAGAGTTGGTTTAAATATTTCAGAAACAATTGAATTTGCATCATCTGAAAATCCAGAACTTTTTGATAATGCTAGAGGATTTTCAAATTACTCTGCTCCAGGTGCAGACAGATTAAAAATTTCTGCAGTTTTATCAAAAAAAGCAATAACAGATTTTGATGATAAAAATTTTATTGAAATACTTAGAGTCTCTAATGGCGTAATTAAAAAATTACAAGATAGTAATACATATTCTTTAATTAAAGATTATATTGCAAAAAGAACTTATGAAGAGTCTGGTGATTATTCGGTAAAACCTTTTAGTGTAGAAGTTAAAAATTCTTTGAACGATAGAATTTCTTCTGACGGAATTTATTTTGATACTCAAAAAACAGATCAAAACAACACGCCAACAGATGACTTATTGTCTGTTAGAATTTCCCCAGGAAAGGCGTATGTTAAAGGTTTTGATATTGAAAAATCGGAAACTACAATATTAGATGTAGAAAAACCCAGAGATACTTTAACTGTTTCTTCATCTTCAGTCCCATTTGAAATGGGAAATCTTCTTAGAGTGAACAATGTATCTGGATCACCAGTTATCGGAATTGATAACAACTACACTGTAAGTTTGCGTGATCAAAGAAAAAGTTCAACCATTTCTGGATCTGGTAATGAAATAGGTAAAGCAAGAGTATATTCTTTCGGACTATCTAATAGTGCATATTCAAATGCAACATCAAAGTGGGATTTGTATCTTTTTGATGTACAGACCCATACTAAACTTACCTTAAATCAATCTTTAAATTCAGATTCTTGTCCAGCATCTTCAAGAATTAAAGGTTTGAGCAGTGGTGCTACTGGATACGTTGTTTCTGCTCCAACAGATGAAAACGTAACAATTACACAAACATCTGGTACATTCAGTCCTGGAGAACAAATATCTATAAATGGTTCAACTGAATATTCTAGAACTGTTGAAACTGTTAGGGAATATAAGGTAAGTGATGTAAAGTCACTGTATCAAGATTCAAGCACTATTGGATTATCTACAGATTTTGTTGCTGATACATTTTTATCAAGTAAAGTAATTCCAAACTTTAATTCTACCGACACCTTAACAATAAGTCCTTCCGGAATAGCAACTTGTGCTGGTAGAAACTTCATTGGTGTTGCTAGTGATACTATCATTAGATATCAAAGAACTGGATTCTCAACAGAAACTTTTAACAGAATTTCTGGAATTTCTACTGACGGACTAACAATTACTCTGTCTGGTATTAGTACAGTAACTGGAGTTTGTGATGGTGCAATTCCCGATTCAGAAACAAGTACAACATTTTCAATCGGTGTTCCATCAATATTGAATGAAGATAATGCATTTTTATATGCTAAGTTAAATGATAAAAATGTATCTGAAGTAAACTTTGTTGGATCTGAACTCAGAGTTTCTCGTCAAACAACAGGTAAATCGACAAACGCTGTCGGAACTTTAGCAGTTAGCCTTGCTGATGTTGGAATTACAAGCGCATACTTTGAAACTTTCGATACTGAAAGATACTCTGTAATTTACTCTGATGGAACTGTTGAACCATTAACTTCAGATAAGTTTTCTCTGGATAGTTCTGGAACTGCTATAACTTTGAGTGGATTGACCCCAAGTCAATCAAATGTGGTTGTAAATTCTACTGTAAAGAAAAACTCAATAAAAAATAAGCAAAAACTGTATGTTAGAAGTCAAAAAATAGAAGTATCTAAGTGTGTATCTGGAGCTTCTGCTGCTGTTTCTGGATTGACCACAAGTAAGTATTATGGACTTAGAGTTCAAGACGAAGAAATTTCTCTAAATGTTGCTGATGTTGCAAATGTTGTTGCAATTTACGAATCAGTTAATAATTCTTCTCCAGTTTTAGATTCATTAAACTTCCAATCTGGGTTAGATTTAAACACCAATGCAATTCTTGGCGAAAAAGTAATTGGTGGAACTAGTGGAGCAGTAGGTCAAGTTGTAACAAGAAACACTTCAACAAAAGTTGAATTTGTTTATTTAAATTCAAATAAGTTCGTCAACAATGAAACTATTACTTTTGAAGAATCTAATATCGTAGCACCTGTACAATCTATTACTCCAGGAGCATATGTTGATAGAACTGAGGAGTATACTTTAGATAAAGGTCAAAGAGAGCAATTTTATGATTATTCTAGAATTGTAAGAAAAGATCCATCAACTTCTCCAGCGAGAAGAATGTTGGTAATATATGATTACTATACTGTTCCATCTAGTGATAGTGGAGATGTATACACCGCAAACTCATATTCCCCAGAAAGATTTGGAAATGATGTTCCAACTCTATTGAATGGTGTTAGAGCATCAGATACGTTAGACTTTAGACCCAGAGTTTCTCCATTTGTATCTTCATCACTTTCACCATTTGACTTTGCAAGTAGATCATTTGCCGCATCTGGAAATAATCCAACTTTAGTATTAACTCCAAATGAAAGTTCAACAGTAGGATATACATATTATCTACCAAGAATTGATAAAGTTGTTCTTGGTAAAAATGGTAATTTTACATTAATAAAAGGATCTTCTTCAGTAAGTCCAAAATCACCGTCATCTATTGATAATTCAATGGATGTTGCTGAGATAGAACTTCCAGCATATCTCTACAATCCTGAAGATAGTGTTATTAGATTGACTAGTAACAAGAGATATACGATGAAAGATATTGGTACTTTAGAGGAAAGAATTGAAAATGTTGAAATTGCTTCTTCTCTATCGTTACTTGAATTAAATACGCAGGCATTGCAAGTAACAGATTCTGATGGAATCAGTAAATTTAAATCTGGATTCTTTGTAGATAATTTTAAAACAAATAATTTTATTGACCTTGAGAATTCAGACGCAAAATGTGTTATCGATAAAGATACTGAAGAATTAAATGCAGATATTTCACTATATTCGTTAAAATCTGAAGTTGCGGTAGATGGTAGCGTAAATTTAGATAGTGCAGACTTCTCATCAAATCTAAGTCTATTAGATAATAATGTTAAGAAGACTGGTGACCTCATCACATTAAACTATACAGAAACTTCTGCTGGAATTGGACAAACTTATAGTACTCTACAGCAAAATGTAAATCCTGCTGGCGTATCAAACTATAATGGGTATGTTAAATTAACTCCATCTTCAGACACTTGGGTAAGATCTATTAATTCTCAAAGTGGTCTTATTATTAGATCTCAAGGTGATTGGAATGATACCTTTGTAAACAATATTTTAAATAGCACTTCTCCATCAAATAAGTTCAAGTCGAAAAACGTTCAGTTCTATGCAACTGGTCTCCAACCAAATACACAATACTATTCATTCTTTGATGGTAATTCGAATATCGATGTAATACCAAAACTATTACAAGTTACAATGTCTTCTGGGTCTGCTTCTTTCCAGGCAGGAGAATCTGTAGATGTTTATAATGCTGGAGTTAAAGTCGGTAGTTTTAGACTAGCATCAGCTACACATAAGAAAGGTTTATATAATGCTACTACTCCAACCGTAGAATACACTCAAAATCCATATAATACATCACTCAGTATTGCATCATATTCATCATCATCCACTGTTGTAAATATTGATACTTATTCTTTATCTGATGATGCTTCTGGAAGATTCTTCGGATATACTCCACAAGGAGCAACTCTGATTGGAAAAACTTCAGGTGCTCAAGCAACAGTTTCAGCACAATCTTTGACTACTGATAACTTTGGTGATTTGATCGGATGTTTCTTTATAAGAAACCCACTTCAAACTCCAACACCATCGTCAACTTTTGGATCTGGATCAAAAACGTTTAAGTTATCCTCAAGTTCCACAAATTCTTCTGCAACTTCGGTAACTTATACTCAAAATACATTCTATGCTTCTGGACTTGTAAATTCAAATACTTATACTGAAGGTGTTAGTGTAAGAAGAACTTCACCTGCATTACCTCTTAATGCACTGAGACCAGATCCACTTTCACAGACATTCAAAACTGATAATGATGGATTCTTCTTATCATCTGTAGACTTATACTTTGCAAGTAAGGATAGTGATGAAAAAATATTTGTTGAAGTTAGAGAAACTGATATTGGTGGAACTCCAAAAACTAACTTAGTTCAAGATTATGCTAGAGCAGAGTTGTATCCATCAGGAATTACAACCTCATCTAATGGTCAAACCGCAACAAATGTAGTTTTCCCATCTCCAATCTACTTGGAACCAAATAAGCAGTATGCACTAACATTAACTTGCCCATCTTCTGGAGATTATAAAGTTTGGATTGCTAAAACTAATGAGGCAACCGTAGCAACTCAAAACTTACCAGATGCACAACAAGTAATTTATTCCAACAATTATATTGGTGGAAACTTATATAAACCACAAAATGGATCTGTTTGGAATTCTTCAATTTCTGAAGATTTAACTTTCAATTTGTATAAGTGTAACTTTACTTCCACAACTGGAACTGCATATTTCAATAATCCCAATGTTTCTGTTGGAAGCACTACATATGTTGATGATTTAAATGTACCAAAACTGATTGCAAATCCAATAAAAACTTTCCCAAGAAAGTTAAATGTTGGAATTTCTACCTCACCAGATTCTGTAGTAGGATCAATACTTACAAACGGCACTAAGATTGGTGAAGGAGACGCTTACGGGTACATTGAGAACGTTGGAGGCAACGTTGTTGCTATAACCACCTCAAACGTCGGTACAGGGTATTCTAACGGCACATTTACTGGCGTTCCATTATTCAATATTACTGGATATGGAATAAGTGCTACTGCAGATATCACCGTTACTAACAATGAAATTTCAAATGTTTCTATTGCATATAGTGGTTCTGGATATGCAGTCGGAGACGTTCTTGGAATCACTACCAGTTCTGTCGTAAAAGGTAGTGGTGCTAGATTAACAGTATCCGAAAGATCAAATATTGATACTTTGTATTTGACTAATGCACGTGGATTGCAGTTTACTTTAAGTCAACCAATATCTTACTATGTTGGAGACACTGCAGTATCACTCGCAGGAACTGTAGTTACACAAAATTCTTACGTTCCAAATTATGTTTATTCTGGTAACGTATTTGAGGTTACTCAATATAATCATGGAATGCAGTCTAATAACAATACTGTTGTTATTTCTGGTGTTTTCCCAGATACTCCAGGAGAAGCAATCACTGCAAGTGTAACTTCAGACAGCACAACTATTTCTCTAGGAAGCACTGCAAACTTCACTTCTTTCGAAGGACTTTCAGTAAGTGCTAGTAACCCTGGATATGTTTTAATTAACAATGAAGTTATTTCTTATACTTCTGTTGGATCTGGAACATTAACAATTGGTCAGAGAGGCAAATTTGGATCTCCAACAAAAACACATGCATCTGGAGATATAGCATACAAATATGAACTAAATGGAGTTTCTCTCTCAAGAATTAACAGGCAACATGCACTACCATCAAATTCTTATTTGAATAGTGTAAGAGGAACTGATAAGTATCATTTAGAATTTGATAGATCTTATCTATCTGATAGATCCGCTGGAGATACTCAGTTGAGCTTTACTGATGAAAAGGTTGCGGGTGGATCTAATTGTAAGGCATCTCAAAACATTCAATTCTCGTCTATTGCACCATACTTCAATGTTTTAACTCCAGATAATACCTCAGTTTCTTCATTGATTAGAACAACCTCTGGTACAAGTGTTGATGGATCTGAGACATCATATGTAGATCAAGGATTCCAATCAGTATCTTTAAATGATCTGAATTATTTTAATACTCCAAGACTAGTTGCTTCTAGAATTAACGAAACTAATCTACTATCGTCAAATACTAATAGCAAGTCACTAACATTAGGTATAACTTTATCATCTTCCAATACAAATCTATCTCCAGTAATTGATACATCAGAGGCTGCTACATTTGTCTTTGGTAGAAATAGAATTAACAAACCAATAGAAAATTATGCATATGATTCAAGATCTAATGCATCAACTGGTGATCCACATTCTAGCGTCTATGTTTCTAAGAGGGTTGATTTAAAACAACCAGCAAATTCACTCAAAGTTTTAGTGTCTGCATATAGACATGCATCAAGTGATTTTAGAGTTCTTTATAAGTTGATTAAATCGGACTCTAGTGAAGTAGATCAATCATTCCAATTGTTCCCAGGATATTCAAATCTTAGCGATCAAAATGGAGATGGTATCGGAGACACTGTTGTCGATGTTTCTCTCAATAATGGTTTACCAGATGCCTTTGTTAGAGCAAGTAATGAAGATGAATATCTAGAGTATCAATTTACTGCTAATGATATTGGTGAATTCTCCGGATTTGTAATTAAAATTGTTATGAATGGTACTAATGAAGCATATGCACCAAGATTTAAAGATCTCAGAGCGATTGCATTAGCATGATTCCCATAGAAGGTTTTCCAAATTTATTCAGAGATGAAAATTCTGGTGCTATTGTTAATTGTGATACAATAGAATATCAGAATTATTCTAAAATGAAACAGAATAGATTAAAAGAAAAACGAGAAATTGAAAATTTGAAATCAGAAGTATCTGAAATTAAAAACTTACTTATGGAGTTAATTAATGAAACCAGAAGAAATTAATCTTGAGAGTGTTGATAAATTATTTGAGTATGAAAAGCACTCTAGATGTATAGATTCTTTAAATGTAGATGAATTAAAAAACTTTGCAAAACTTTACTGCAAATTATATTTGAGACAACAAGAAGTGATTGTATCTATGTCTTCTATGGGATTATTGTGAGTATAAATATACTTTAGATCCTGAAACTCACAATAAGATGGCGGTTTTATATCCATATGCAATCTTTACGGAGTCATTGTAATGGCAGACATAAAAGTACGTGTTGGTCAACAAAACGCTGTAAAAGTTCTATCTTCAATTTCTGGAACTAGCTCCGGTACTCTTGCTGGATTGAGTGATATTGATGTAAGTGGTGGGTTATCTAATGGAATGGTTCTAGTATATAATGGTTCAACCAATAAATGGGATGCAACTTTAGACCTAACTCCAGGAGCAACACAGAATCTAGACATTAACGGAGGTAGCTTTTAATGGCAAGCATTATTAGGGTCAAAAGATCTACGGGCACAACTGCCCCAGCCACCCTGAATTACGGTGAACTTGCCCTCACGATTGGTAGTGGAACACAGGCAAATAAAGGAGAAAGATTTTTTGTCGGTAATTCATCGAATAATCCGATAGAAATTGGTGGTAAATATTATACCGATCTTCTAGATCATGTTCATGGTACTTTAACAGCATCTTCTGCTGTTATTGTTGATTCTAGCTCCAAAATTGACGTATGGAATGTAGATAATTTAAGGTTAGATGGTAATGCTATTACCTCCACTGATACTGATGGAAACATTACTATCACTCCAAATGGGACTGGTAGAGTTCAGTTTTTAGATAACGATGAACTCCAGTTTGGTGATAGTGATGATATTAGACTATCATATGATACTGATAAGGATGCGATCTTCTTTGAAAGAGGTGGAGCAGGAGCAACAGCAGATATAAGAATTGCTGACGACATTCATTTCCAATTTGGTACTGAAAATGACGCCAGAATTTATTATGATGAGGCAACATCGGATAAAATTCAGGTAGAAGGTGCCGATTGGAATTTTGCTGATGGTGTTGCGATAACCATTTCTGATACCACTGGATCCACCAGTAAAGATACTGGTGCTTTGGTTATTGAAGGTGGTGTTGGTATTGAGGAGAATTTATTTGTTGGTGGTAACCTTGGACTAACTGGTATCACCACAATTAGTGAT